ATGACGTGCTGGGCAAGGGCATTCGCTACAAGTCCTTTCCGCTGGCCGAGTCGTATATCTCCGAGGACGAGAACGGCGCGGTCAACCGCTTGCACCGAAAATTCGACATGACAGCTGAGCAGGCCGCCAAGAAATTCGGCACCGACACGCTGTCCGATGGGCTGAAGCGCGCGCTCGACAAGGATCCGCTGGCAAAGTTTTGCTTCCTGCACTGCGTAGGCCCCAACGAGGAGTACGACCACCGTCGGCGAGATCATCGTGGCATGGCCTTCTCGTCCTGCTACATCGAGTATGAGACGCGCACGGTGGTGGACGAGGGCGGATTCCGTCGCTTCCCGTTCGCGGTGCCGCGATTCGAGACCAGCCCGCGCGAGGTGTACGGGCGTGGCCCGGCGATGGCCGTGCTGCCCGACATCAAGATGATCAACGAGATGAGCAAGACGGTGCTGCGCGCCGGCCAGATGGTCGTGGCGCCGCCGATCATGCTCACCGAGGACGCGAGTCTGCAGGCGTTCAACGTCCGCTCCAACGCCCTGAACTACGGCTATGTGGACTCCCAGGGCAGGGCGCTCGCCCACCCGTTCCAGACGCAAGGCCGCGTGGACATC